TCTATTTCTGGAAAAGCCGGAGACTTGGCTCCGAGCGGCTCGAGTGCGAGCTTGATTCCGTATCTTTCCGCGAGCTCCTTGTCCGCTTGGAGGCCGGAGAAGACCTCCTCGGCGTCGCGTCCATATTGCGCTTGGATATCTGAATAAGTGACGAAGCCATTATTCAAGGCGTCGATCTTTGCTTTCACTTCTCTTTGAGGATCGACCCACTCATAACCTCGGCCCCTGAATTGAGCCGCGTTTGCGAATTTGTCGAATCGGTTATTCGGGAAAGGGAGAGCTCCGATCATGAGCGAATGATTCAGCCATTTCCGATAAATTGGTTCGGCGAAATGCTCGATCAAAAATCTTTGGACGGTCCGATAATTATCCCGGGAATCGATGGTTCCTTGACGGATCGAGGAATAAGAAACTCCCTCGAGATTCGAGCTCAATGAAACATAATCGAGACCGAGTCCCGCCGCGATCCCCCTGAGAACCGACTTGTGATAATCCGAATAGGCCGAGGACGGATGATCGGGATTCCATGGAGCGAGATCGACTCCCGGAGGAAGGGTCGTAATTGATCCGGGCTCCGCGTCCATGATCGGCGCGTAAGTGTCTTGATATCCGTCTCCGGGATATGATTCGTCTTGCTCGGATTTTAGAAACAAGGACTTCGACGCGGCGAGACGAGCGGCGACGAGTTCCGCTTCTTCGAATCCGTCGAGCATCTGGATTTTATTCAGAACCGAAGCAAAAAGAGGGACTCCCCGGGTTTGTTGAGCTCTCTCCGGATGATAGAGATGGAGCAGATTATCCGCCGGGATTCTTGTATGCTTCTCCGTTCGATAATATTCCGCCGCGCCGTAGGGATGATTCGGACCCTTGAATAAGTGATAAGCGACGGGCCGAGAAAACTTATTGATCTCGACTCCCATGACGATTCGGTTTCCTCCCTTGAGCTCTTTGTTCAAGGACTCGTCGAGGAAGTCTGCTTCGAGAAGCTGAAGCGCAAATCCGAATTTATTATCGGCCCCTTTGACAATATGAACGAGGAGCTCTCCGTCGCGGATGAGACTCTCGACCGCGAGCTTTTGGCAGTCGATCCAAGAGTGAGCACCCGTCACCTCGACGGTCCCGCGTCGCGTCCAATCCTTCCAATTATCTTCGATGATTTGATTCCCCAGACGATCGAGCGGACCGACGGTCTCCTCTCCTTGAGGGAGATTCCGAGCTCGGACCTGAAGGGAGAGACCCTTGTCTCCGATCACTTGAGTCCGATATATCTGAAGAGCTCGGACCGCGATCCAATGATTTCGAGCGAGCTCCCTTGACCGATTCCGAAGCGTGACGAGCGCGGGTTTGATCTCCCGATTTGCGGAGCTCGAATTTCCAAACCAATCAGCAAGAAGCCGATTGGTCTGAGCTCCGGAATAATGCCGGAGACGCGGTCTTTTTGGTTCTTTCTTGAACCAAGTCGAGGGCTTGAGTATTGCCATGTTATTTGTAGATATCCCCGGAATAATTCAAAGCAGTCTCCCCCCGAAGTCTCCCGAATCGAACAAGAACATTATTTCCGGTCGGTTGTCCGTTGATCGCTCTCTGCTTCATGATCTCCCGTTTATATTCGGCTCGATAAAAGACCAATTGATTTCGGACGTCTTCCATCCGGGCAAGAGTGTTCGAGCGATCGGCGATCGAATACGAAGTCGTTAATCGGGTCGAGAGGTCTTTCAAAGTCGTCTCGAGATTGTCGACCATGGTCTTCGCAAAGGACGCGGGATCGTCGGTCGCGCTTGCATAATTGGAAACGACTTCCCAAATCCCTTCATCGACAAGGACTCTCTCCGAGTCCGAGCTTCTTGTGATGTATGCTTGCCACCGATAATCTCCGATCGTATAGCTTGCCGTCGTTGAAGATCCGACCTCAACGAAATAGGAGGTCGAGCTTTCGGACGCCGTGATCGCGATCGAAGTCGATCCGGCTCCGTCCTTCCGGGCCGAATAACTAAGCGCATAAGACGCGGGATCATAATCGGAAACAAAGTCGTCTCTTTTCCAAGAGATAAAATCTCCGGCAATGATCACCTCCGGCTCCCGATTTGGATAATTTGCAGAGTCAAAAAGGTTCGCCATTAATCATCTCCATCGGTTTGCAAAGTTTCGTCTCGGTCGAGCTCGGCGCGGGAGCTCCATCGGCGCGTCCGGTTCATCGATTCCCCCCTCGTCTCCTTCGTTCATCTTGATTGCGAGCTTGTCGAGATTCCGGACGTTCAAGATCATCAAAGCCGCGAGCGCATAAACTCGACAAACGAGCGGCTCATTTCGTTGACGGTTTGTCTTTTGCCAAGATCGCTTGGCGTATCCTTTCCCCCATTTCGTCACAATCTTTTCCGCCAAAAGGCCGAGAAAATATTCCCTCGGTCGAGTATCTGGAAAGTGACAATATCCGGGACCGACGTCCTCGATCCTAAGTTGTGCGATCACCTGTTCCTTGAGCGAGAAGCTTCCGAGGATGTAAAGCGGAATTTTTCCAATATTATTCCGACTCGGTCGATTTGGGATCGGAGGTCTTCCCTCTTCTCCTCGATCTTTGATCGCATAGATCCGACGACCCGGACGACCTTTAACAAAAGCGTAGACCGCGCTTGTGTAATGACCTCCCGAATCAATGCAAGCCGAAGAGACGGCGATCGATCTCCCGTTCGGAAGGGTCCAAGATCGCAGAAGCAAAGCGTCAAGCTCTTCCCAGAGTTTTTGTCCAGACGGATCGCCGTACAAAACCCCAAAGTGGAGCGACCAATTTTCCGGAGCGGCTTGTCCTTTTCCCCATGCGACAAACTCGATTTCGAGTCGGTCGTCTTGGACGTCGATTCCGCAAGTGATGACGGCGGCTCCTTCGGGAGCAATGAGCTCATGATCTGAAAATGAGTCTTCTCGTCGTGCAAAGAGGTACTCATAAGGGATATCTTCCTGACCTTTTGCGTCTTCCCATGTCTCGCATAGATAAGTATTCACAAAGCCTTGAAGCGTGAGCGGAGATTGTTTCGCGATCACAAATTCTCGAGCCGCTTCGCCGATCATCGACCAAGGAGAATAAAGTCCGGAAAGCTGAAAACCTTCGACTCCCGGGACTTCTTCTTCCGCTCTCCATTCTCCGGAGGAAAGAGCTTTGATCCGATCCGCGTCTGTCCATGGCTCATCGCATTTGGAACAATGATATTTTGCGGTCTCCGGTTGATTCTCTTCCCATCGGACTTGTTTCCATTCGAGGTCTTGCATCTCCCCGCATGAATGGCAGGGAATAAAATATTTATTTCTTGAGCTCCTCTTATAAGCTTCCTCGATCCTCGAAAATCCCTTCAGGGTCGGACTCGAAACTTGAATCACTTTCCGGTTCCAAAACGTCGCGCTCCTCCTTCGAGCAAGTGCGATCGGATCTCCTTCGGCCCCGGCTGAGAGAGCGCATCGGTCGAGCTCATCGACCAAGACGATCCGGATCGGTCGGCTCGCCATTGACGCCGGACTGTTCGAACCGACAATCGTGATATGACCTCCCGGGAAAACTTTGTGTAACGTCGTATTCCCAGAGTCTCGACTCCTCGGATCGGCGACCTTGTCTCTCAAACAAGGAGAGTCTCGGAGCATATTAGCGAGACGGTCCTTGCTCCATGCGCTCGCCATTTCAAGCGTCGGCTGAACGACTAAGATCGGAGCGGGATCGTGTGCGATATGGAAACCAACAATGTTCAGAAGGAGTTCAGTCTTCCCGAGTTGGCTCCCGCTCATGACAACGACCTCCGAAACTCGCGGATCGGAGACCGAGTCCATGATCTTAGTCAGTGCCGGATTTCTTTCGTTTCTCCACTTTCCCGGCTCCGCGCTTGCTTCCGGACTTAGGACTCTTTCGCTTTGCGCCCACTCGCTTATCGTTAGAAGCGGAGGTGGCTCCATCGATTTCGCCAGTTCCGAGATCCAATTCTCTTTCAATGCCGGACGCGAGCTCGGCGAGAATGACCCGGATCTCCCCTTCGATAATTGCTTTGCAGACGGATGAGCTTGATTCATTCGCTATCACCGGAGCGAGCTTCTGCGGGAGAGCGAGCATCCGGACTTTTGTTCCTGTAAAAAGCGGAGTTAATTTTTTTAAGACTTCATCGATCTCGACAAGCGAGCCCTCCGCGACTCCTCTTTCGAGTCTTTTCAAATAAGCGGTTTCTCTTTCCTTGATCGCTCTCATTTCGTTGATGTTGATCGGACCGGATGAATCTTTGAGAATCTCCATGGTCTCGATCGGAATCCCGAGAGCTTTCATGCTTTCTTCTAAATCATAGAGTCCATTCTTGTTCCGCTTGAGTTCTCCTTTTTTTAATTTTTCCGAGATTCTTCGCGGATCGACTCCTGAGATTTTCCCGAGTTTGTGTCCCGAGACTTCGGTCGGTTGAGCAGGAGCGGCCCGATACATCGGATATCCCTTTCAAATTTCTGTCGCTAGAAACTTATTGCTCTCGAGCGCATAACCAG